AATGTATTTGTCATATTGTTGGTATATCTTCTACGTTAGTTTGATCTTGATCTTCTACTTGCTCTGCTTCGTCATCAGTCACCTCTACTGAAGTTATTACATCTTCTTCAACTTCTCCATCTTCGTACAAGTTCTTAGTATCTACTCCTAATACTATGTCTGGATAGTTAATTTGTAGAATACCCTCTAGCTCTCTAAGTATTTCTTGCTGCATAGGCTCTATAACGTTGAAATTGAAGAGAATCTTAGCATCTAAAAGCTCTGATCTACCCCCTAATTGACCTTCAGTTTTAATACCTAAAAGCATTGGAGAAGTAATCCTATGAGCTGTTAATATTTGTTGAACAGACATATCGTTTATCGATTGATAATACCCGTCCTGACCATTGCTTGGTATAGGTGTTATGTCTGGTTTATTTTCCGGACTATCTACGTCCATATAAATTAACGATCCGGCATTATCTGTTCCACCATAGTTAGCTTGTAGCATATTCTCTACTGCCGTTACATCATCTGGGCTACCATTCATGTAAGTTGTAATAGCTAAAGACGGTGCTAAACCATTTTTAATGTTATTAACATGGAAATTATCTATTTCTACATCTAACTCAATGGTTCTAAGGGCTCCATTATAGTCTGGTAACGGATAATACATCTGACCTGGTCTGTAGTTGTGTACGACAAAGATTTGAGAAGCTTCATCTATTGCTTTTTCTTTATCAAATGCTGGTAAGTACAAACTATTATCGTCTGTTACCTGCATAAAGTTATTTCTCCACTCGTTACTAATATAGTATCCTGGAATAATACCTCTGTGGTCTTTTTCTTTTGCTCTTAAAGTAGAAAAATCTATGTGATATGCTTCTGCAATTCTAGTTCTATCTCTACTCCAAAGTATTTCTAAAGCAAAACTTCCGTGTAATTTATAATCTAAAGATACTTTTTTAAATATATCGTTCCACGTTTCTCCTTTTTTGTTAGCTGTCTCTAAGAAAGCTTCTTCATTTGCTGTTAATCCTTGTCCTATAACTGAATGGACAATTGAATTGATACAAGCAGAATGGATTGAGCTTCTATTATATAAGTCTATAAGATAATATGGGAACTGGTTGTCCGTTCCGCTTTTGACATATTTGCCCTGTAGCTTCTCATTAAAAGTAACCATAGGAGAAGAAAATCTCTCTACTTTAGCAAAATGTAATTTTTCTGTTCTCTTTGCCATAATTTATCTGTTATAAGTTGTGTACTGGCCATCTTGGTTAGCCTCTGTATAACTAATATACGAAGGTTGATCCGTGCCTACAACTTTTAATCTGTCAGTGTTTATTGTTCTTCTATTACTTACTACTTGTGAGGCATCCCATGTAAAGTCTGCTGCTCCGAAAGTAGCTGCTGTTGTACCCCATACTGCTGCAGTTCCTGCTATACCCTCTACTAATTCATAGGTATAAAACCCGCTGCTGCTAGGTATAGTTGCACTAGTAACACTAAAAAGTAAATAGTTGTTATAGTATCCAGCCGGAACTGGAGGTAATTTTGTTAAGCTTAGACTTCCTGAAGATTGATCATAATCTTGAACGTAGTCTAACTCGAATGATCCACTTGCTAAGTCATGATAAATACTTTTACTTATAGGCGAAATCGCTATAGTGTTAGTAGTACCTTCTTTTATTAAGTTTATCATTTAATTCGTTTTATATTAAAAAAGGGAATGATAGATTGAAACCATTCCCCTTTAATAATTGTAATAATTAGCCTACTGTAATTGTAGTAAGTGCGTCTAATAAAGTTCCGTCTCCAGTTTGAATTTCTTCTGCTGGCTCCGGTTCCATTCCTTGAAAAGAAAGTGCGTATTGATTGGCATCAGCGAATGCTGTACCTGTTGCTCCTGCTCCTCCTGAAAGAGTAGCTCCTCTTCTGTTTCCTACGTAAAAGAATCTCCCCGTGTAAGGAGAATCTGTACCATTGTTTGTTTCAACAACGATTTTAAGATCTGGATTCTGAGCTAAAACTTTAACTTGGTTTCTAATTGACGATTGTAGTTTGTGAAACGCTACGTTTATGATTTGATCATAGTATACCGTACCATTTTCTAAACTTACTGTAGGAGTTTCTAAGAAATCTCCTGTGTTTTTAGTCAATTCGAACTTGTAAAAGACACCTGTACCTGATAAGTCGCTAATTAAACCTTCTGATGCTTCTGTTATTGCAGTTACTGATCCAGAAAGAATATAAATGTTTTTTATACCTCCTGTGTTGTCTCTACATGCTAACGAAAAGCCTGATGAAATATCACATGCCATAATTTATTGGTTTTTATTAGTTAATTTAATATAAGGGGCCTAATTAAAGACCCCCTATTGGTTTTGTCTATTATAGTCCGTTAGAAACGATATATTCCGGAAAAGCAACTTGTACACCTAACTTAGATTTAAGTCTGTGTTTAAGCTGATCTGCGTTGATATCGAACCAAAGGCTAAAGTTATCTACGTCGCTTAATAAGTCAGTACCTACTACTGCGTAAGCATCTGGCATAAGTGCGATTCTATCTGTAGATATTCCACTTGTTCCAACAACTTTTACGTTTTGGAATGGGTAAGCTATTTGAAGGATACCTGTTCGGTTAGAAATTGATCCCGGATCGAAATAGTAGTTATTGATACCTCTAAGAGCAGTTATGAACTTTCTAAAGTTAGAAACTGACATCCAGATTGTTAAATCGTCTCTGTCAGCTACATCGTCTGATAAGTTTTCAATCATTGCATCTGTAATACCTAAGATTGTAGCAGAAGATACTGATCCTGTTGCTGCATCTGGTACCACAACACCTGTTGTTGATCCTGAAGTTAATAAACCTAATCCGTTAGTAGCGTTCCACAAAAATGCGTCATCGCTCTTCTTCATTTGGTTTACAATTTGGTCTGTGTATACTGAAGCTAGTTTAAAAGTTTCGTTATAACTACCCCTGTCTAATGCCGAAATACCTAAGTACTTTGGATTTAAGTTATCTAAACAAAGTCCGTCGAATGAAGTTCTTTGTGTAACTTGAATTGTTCTTTGCGTAGCATCGAAAGATCCTGAAGGTGTACTCACACAGTCTCCTGACTGTACTTGTAAATCTACTTCGAAGATATTTAAAGGCTCTTCGTATTTGATACCTTCTTGAATAGGAAGTATTGAAGTAGTATATCCTTCAAATACAATCTTTGGTACGACTTTTCCAGCAACTTCATTGTTGAAGTCATTTAATGCTGATACATCTAATCCCATAATAATTTAATTTAAAAGTTTGTTATTTTTTATTGTTTTTTGAAGCTCTACTTAAAACGTTCTCGTATTGCATCGATTTAAGATTACCATTGTTAAATGATAAAATTGCGCCTTCCGGCTTAGAACCAAATCCAGCTTTACTAAAAGCTTTCTCAGTTACAGAAGTTTCTTCAGCTGCCGAATAATGTTCTTTCATTCTTTCATCGTGTTCAGCCATTTTAACTTCATGCTCTTCTAATTTTTGTTGCATCTCTACTATCTTAGGAGCTATTTCTGCCATGATTGCTTCAATGATTTCAGCTCTTTCATCACCATGCTCGTCCATAGACTCTTCGTCGCCATGTTCTGCTAATGGTAATGCATCTGCTACATTGATTGCATCATCTGCAAGTTCTACTGCTTCTTCTTCTTTAACTTCCGCTAAAGTTTCTTCTGCAGCTTCTTCTTCCTTAGATAAAGATCCTTGACCAGACTCGTCCGGTTTGTGAAGACCTGTAATTTTACCGTTTCCATCTACAACAAGAACATCTCCGTTATCCAAAGCATGCTCCCCTGACGGTGCAATTACTTCTTCACCAGCTTCTGTAGTTACATATACTTCTTGTCCAACTTCAAACATGTCTTCTGACTTATTTGAAATAGGAGTTCCGTCAACTAATTTAGCTGATTGGAAGTTCTCTACTGATTTTGGTGTTTCGATATTTTTGTCTTCTAATGAAAAATAGTTCTTAACTAGGTCTTTTAATTCTGATTTATTCATAATAAATTTAAAGATTAAAAATTGTTAAGTTTCTTTATTTAAAGATAAATAGGCTAATATATATTTTTTAAAAGAAAATAGGAGAGAGACGTTATTTACCAATCTTTCCCTGTAGATACCTAAAGAAGAAAGCACCTGCTGAACCTACAAACCCTATTAAGAAGGCTGCTATAATATCTTCAAAGTGCATAAAAGAGAGTACACTACTTGGTACGTATCCAGATAAACCTATTTGAGTATTATTTAAATCCATTATTGTTTTATTATTACATCGTTACATTGAGAACATTTGTAATAACTTCCATCTGCTGTTTTAAAGTAACTCATCTTAGACTTGCACTTCTTGCAATCTATTCTTTTTTCAAAATTAAATCCCATAATATATATTTATATATTGTTACGCTACGTTAACTACATTGTTTTGAAATACACCCTCAATACTAAATCCTTTTACTACTCCATCTTTTATCATCTGCCATACACTATCATCTTCTACTTTAAACTCTCCCATCCATGTTCCAACAGGTACATTCATATTGTAGATATTAGATTTATCGTTTTCTGTGCTTTCTACTATCCAACTAGAAGTCATATGAGCATCTACTGATGCTTCTGGGTTATGTTCTAAGTTAACATTGTCTAATAGCTTTTCTCTCATTGCTTTTTCAGCTATATCTCTGACTGTACTCTCTGAGAAATAAACATAATATGGTTTATTCTCTTCGTCTAATCTTAAAATAAGCTTGTTAGGTATTAATAAAGGACCTACTACCTTTCTTTTATCTTCGTCTAAGCCAAATTTATACTGTGTTGAA